TTGCAAGCTCTCTTAGAGCAACCTTGAACTTATTGTTCAGATCGCCTGATATATCATTATCAATTTATTTTTCGGTTTTATATAGTTTTGGTGTCTTATTAAATACACCTTTTTTGGCAACAAAGAATTTGCCGTCAGAAGGATCTTTACCAGCAAAAATAGCAGGCGCACCGTCCCATTTTACAGATACATTAATAGGTGCCTTGGTGTTACCGCCTAACATATCTCTTAATGCACGGAGGTAATTAATAACATTTCGAGTACCAACCACACCACCATCAAGGACCGCATCCTCAAGGTGTGTCATATGCAGATTCTTTTCCTCAGAGAGTAATTCTTCGGCGATATATTTTTTAAATCGTTGCATTATAGACTTACCTCTGCTGGAATACCTGATGCCATACCAACCTCAACTCCTAAGAACTTCATAAGAGCTGCCATCATATTTTTACCTTTTTTGGCAATAATGGTAAATACCTTTTTTAATTTTAAAATAATTTTATTTACTGCGACATCTAGTGCTCTTTTGGCAGCCATGCCCATCTTTTTGGCATAGGTACCAGCACGACGAATCATTCCCATAGGACCTTCGTTCAGAATATCCTCTGTCAGGTAAAACCCTTGGATGTTTGAAAGCTCTTCAGTAACTAGTTTTTGGAATGTATAGCCTTCTGACAAGCCTAGACGCATTGCGGAATATGCAGCAGATCCTGCGGATCCTTTTTTAAATGCCACATATGGACGAACCTTTTGAGCATATTCAATGATAATAGGAGAATCAATAGAGGTTATTTCTTTTACGTCAACCTCGTATGTTTTAATATCAAATTTACCTAAGACGTTTGCAGCCGCCTTTGAACTTGGGCTACCAAATTTATTATTACCAGTTGCAGCCTCTAGTACAACATGTCTGGCAAATAGATTATTTGCTTCTGAAGCACCTTTAATTGCATCTTGAAGCATTGCGGATAATTCCTTATGGTCCTTATCCTTTTTCTGATAATCAATTACAGCGGCATCTTTATCACCACGTTCTGTTCTTTTCTGTAGTGATGTTACGGCTTCGTTGGAGACCAGACGAGTCATTTTATCTTCAAGCGCAGCAGTTAATTTCTTGGCAAATGCTGCATTACTACCCATTTCGTATAGAGCCGCATTGACAATGGCAACCGCCTCTTTTTTCTCTGCTGAAATAAGCTGAGACCCACCACCCTTTTTAAGTGAAATCTTTTCCACAAAATTAGATGATGCAATATCAGTTTTAGGTGTTTTATTTGTGGCACCAGCTTCCTTCCAGAACTTACCGAGTTTGACATTACCCAAACCACGGCCGGTTTGTACTAGCTGTTTTGCCTTAAGATCACGGTCAAAATTCTTTGCAATCTCTTCAGAAATCTTACCATAACGCTCCCAATATTTGAGAGCAACTTCCTGAGTTTCTTCGTCTGTTGTAGTACCTTTAAGGTTATTATAAGCGTAAACAATAAGGTTTTCCCATTCTGCTCCACTAGGTGTCCCACCGGATTCTTTGACATGGGTAAATGATGTTGCCTTAAATCCTACACTACCTTTAAAGTGCCATACCTTACCATCAGGCCCTTGTAGATATTTTTCATTTTCACCAGATTCATTACCAACTAAAACAGCACCATCCGAACCAGTGACTACGGTAAAAACATCATTTCGCTTATAACCAGCGGTTTCAAATTCCTTGATCCCTTTGCCATTCCAGGCAAATTTATGTCCTTCGACATAGTCGGGTTTTAATATTGAGGCTTCACTTAAGTATGTTCTAAAATTACGAGGCATTTCTATTCTCTTCTTTTATATAAAGGAGAAAAGTTGGCAATAAAACTAGGAGTGAAACCTTGAAACCCACCACCCCAGTTTAAATTATCACAGATCTTTTCTACCGTACTTTTTTTCGTGTTTGACATATTTATAAAAGTACCAGTTGTGTGCTCCATAATTCCATACACACCGGTCCGTGATAATGTTACCTCATAATCCATTATTTGAATCCTTCCATATCCTCAAAAATGTTTTTCCGTTTTGCCTTCATAGTGACGACCTGACCAAATGACGTTTTATCAAAAGCCGGTCCATCATCTTTTGGTTGACTGTTATCAGTATTTTGGATATTGCCTTGAGCAGATTCCTCAAGATCATAGATTTTCATTTTTGCTCGGTCAATACCGACAAGGAACCGACGATAATAACCTAGATCACCCCACCGATTTTTAAGCTGTTTGATCATCAACTGACCCAGATTATCCAGATCCTCGGATGTAATTAAGCCGAAAATAGCATCAGCGGTATGAGTGATACCCATTGATTCAGAAGTATTGGTCAGATCAACATCAGAATTACCATAGCCATCTCGGTTGAACTGTGAACTGGTTACGATTGCACAATTAAATTCCATAGCCAAACCACGGATTTCCTCGGCAATTGATTTAACCAATGTATAAGAATTAGCCGCGGCTGCACCACGAACACGAGCAGATGCACAAATGTTGATATAGTCAACAAATACAACATCAGGCACAAAACCTTTTTTCATCTGAAGTTCGTTGAGTAGATGTCGGAAGTGACCTACGTGAGCAGAACCAGTTGGATATTCCTTGATTACAAGTTTACCAGGTGTTTTGCTCTTGTATCTGTTCATTCGTTTTTCAAATACATCACGTGGTGTAATGGATACCTCATCGAGAGTAATATCCATAATGTTGGCATCAATACGCCGGCCAACTTCCTCCTCAGCAAGTTCCATAGTAATATACAGAACATTTTTACCATACATAAGATAATTTGCTGCCATGTGACATTTGACCAATGATTTACCACCACCAGTTGTTGCCAACAGAACAGTCACTGATTTACGAGGTAAACCACCCTTGGTGATTTTATTCAACAGATCAATATCGAATGGGAGTCGCTCTTCTTTTTTGTGGTAATATTCATATCGTCCTTCATAATCCTCAAGGAAATCGTGACCCACGCTCTGGTCAAAGCTAATACCGAGAGAATCTGAAAGAATTTTTGGAATGGATCCTTTATCATTCTGTTTGTCCTCACCATCCAGGATCAGAATAGCCTTTCGGATGGAGTTGTATAGATCCTTATCCTGGCAGAATTTTTCTGTCTCGTTGATAAGGAAATCAGTATTGGTGTCAGCATCAACCTTGAGTTCGTCAACTGCTGACATTACGTTTTTGTAAGTTTCCTCGTTGAAGTCCTTACGTTTGTCTAATGACAATTTAAGAGCCTCCACTGAAGGAGGCTCTTTGTAATTTTCAACATAGTCACTGAATGTAGTGAATATTTTTTCGTGATAGGAATCATCAAAATACTCACCTTTAACATAGGGATATACCTTGCGATAATATTCCTCGTTAAAGATGAGATTGGATAAGATAGTTTTTTCTAGCATTTAGTCTTCGCCGTCATCAATAGTTACAAGTTCCTCAACATCCTCATCAATTTGGATATTGCCTCCGACCGAGAATGCATTTTTAACATAGGAAACAAAATCGGTCCTAGTAAATATCATATCCCAAAACTCAGAATTGTCAACTATATCTTTCGCACGAAGCAATTTTTCTGATAGAATTTCACCAGTCTTAGGGTCCACGGCTTCATACCAACCAACCTTTGGTTTGTGGATATAACCGCCTTTTTCAGCAACCTCCATAAGACCTGACCATGTTTTAATACCACCTTCCCACGACACAGTGATAGGAATTTTGGATTTTTCCTTAACGTGACGAGATTTCTCAATATTAATTACAAAGTGATAACCTTGAATCTCGGTACCAACCTTATCCTGTTGACGACCGATAATCCAAATTGTATCAGCAGAGTAATAGATACCCGTACCACCACCAACAATATCCTTAGGAAACAAACCAATTTCCTTGTAGGTATGGTTAACAGCAATCAATGGAATATCCTTGAGATTGAGGTGAGGTGTAACAATACGGAATAGAGATTTAAGAGCCTTGGCACGAGACATATCAGCAACTGATTTGCCATCCAGAGCATCCTCTACCTCTTTTTTGGATGCAAGGTTACCAATAGAATCAATAACAATAACTACCTTATCATCCTTTTCGATTTTATCAAGCTGTTGAGTAATATCGAATTTAAGTTCTTCCGCATTTGTTACTGGTGTATGAACCACACGGTCCATGTCTACACCAAATGATTCAAAATATGCTTGGGGTGTACCAAATTCAGAATCGTAGAAGAGCATCACTGCATCCTCATGTTTCTTTAAAAAGGCAGCCGCCATAACCAAGGCGAATGCAGATTTAAAGTGTTTGGATGGACCGGCAAGGACAAGAAGCCCTGGTGCCAAACCGCCATCCAGTCGGCCGGATAGAGCAACATTTACCATAGGGATGGGTGTTGGGCACATATCCTTTTTACCATAAACTTTGGACTCCGAGATTGGAGCCGTCATTTTAATGGTACTGTTTTTCACGAGTTTGTCTAAAAGACTCATACATTAACTCCCGTTCATAATTGCATAAAGCTTGTCTGCAAACGCATCAATCTTTTCGTGGCGATTGGGCCAATAGATATAATCCTTTTCAGGATTTGCCTTTAGATTATTGAGCAAAGGGGTAATCGCATTATAAATTAACTGAGCCTTTGCATCCGTAGCTTCAACCTGAGAACTTAATTGTTCTGCCTGTTGAGTTGCAGCACGGACTACTTCAAGTTCAGATTCATCAACTGCTGAAAAGCCAAAATCAAAATCTAAAATGTCGTCTGATACTGTTGACATGTTTTTCTCTCCGAATAGAAATGAGAGGGCTGAAGCCCTCCCATGTATTTACCTATATTAGGATCTAGCAAGTTCCTTAAAGATTGACAAATCGTCATCATCGTCATCGACCTGTGAAGTTTCCATAGGTGATGCTTGAACATTATTATCAGAGTATTCGGTAGTTTTACCACCAAGATTACTCAGATCAAGATCGTCATCCGTATCCTCATCCATACGGCTAGATGCCGTAGGTCCTGCACTATCATCAGTCAGGTCAAGAACACGATACAATTTTGTTTTGAGTTCAGAATATGATTTGAAGTTCTTCGGATCTAGCAATTCCTGGAGAGAATGCTCTTGTTTCCAAGTTGCTTCGAGTTTTTCATCGTCATCGAATAGGGCACTAGGTGCATCAAATTCTGATTTATCGTAGTTAGGATAACCTTCGAATTGACGGATTTTAAGACGGAAGTTTGCACCTTCCCATAGATCGAATGGGTTAACTGGTGCCTCGTCCTCAAACGATGGATTCATCAGATCGTTGAGTTTATCAAAGATCTTTTTGCCAAACTGGTAAAGGAATACCTTACCTTCGTTTTCTGGATTAGCAGAATCCTTTACAACCATAATGTTTGCCACATATTTTAGGCGGCGTTTTTGTTTGCGGGCAAGATCTTTATCTGATTCCAGACCAGAGTTCCACAATTTGGAATTATATTCGGATACCGGATCATCCTGACCAAGAGTAGTCAGAGAGTTCTCGATGTACCAAAGACCAGTTGGGCCTTGGAAGCCGTGGTCCCAAATACGTACGAATGGCATTTCCTCACCTTGGGGAGGTGGAAGGAAACGAATGATTGCAAAACCATTGCCGGCCTTATCACGGGTCGGTTTCCAGAATTTGCCCTCATTAGGGTCAGAATAAGATTTTGTGGTGATTTTATCTAGTTGAGCGTTCAGTTTGTCGAGTGACGAAGAACGGTTCTTTTTAAGTGCGTTGAAATCCA